GGACCCGGTGCTCTGGGGGCAGGCTTATCTTCACAACCGGGACGGCGCGAAGCGCATTTTCTGGAAGCACCAGGTCGAGGACCTGCGCTGCGAGCGCGGCAACATCATCCATCTGGACGGCCGCGATTCGGGCAAGACGATCAACCTGGCGGCCGACTCGCTCCACTACGCTTTCACCACTCGCGGCGGATCGGGTCTCGTGGCCGCGCCGCACCAGGGGCACCTGGACACGATCATCGACGAGGTGGAATTCCAGATCGGCGCGAATCCCGACTTGGAAGCCTCTGTTGCCAAGACCAAGACCGGCAATCCCAAGATCATTCGGAAGCCGTATTTCCGGATCGAGTTCACCAACGGCACGGTCCTTCATTTCCGGCCCGCTGGCGCGTATGGCGAGTCGTTCCGGTCGCTGCACGTGGACCGGCTCTGGGTGGACGAAGGAGCGTGGATTCCGGAGAAAGCGTGGAAGGCGCTTCGCCAGTGCCTCAACGCGAAAGGCAAGTTCCGTATTTACTCGACGCCCAACGGCCTGCGCGACACGACCTACTACCGTCTGACGCAATCAAAAAAGTGGAAGGTCTTCCGCTGGCCGTCGTGGATCAATCCGACCTGGACGCCGGAACGCGAATCGGAACTGGTCGAGTTCTACGGCGGCAAGGACACGCCGGGTTGGCAGCACGAGGTCGCGGGCGAGCACGGCAAGCCCAGCTTCGGCGCGTTCGATCTGGACGCGCTCCACGCCTGCCGCAAGGAAGTGCCCGAGTATCGCCTGATCGTCATCACCAGCGAGGAACTGGACGGATGCGAAGACGAGGCGGGCGTGCGCGAGCGCTTCGACATGCTGCTGAGTCTGTCGCCCCGGGCTGGAATCCACTGGCTCGGCATAGATACCGGCTACACGAACGATCCGACGGAACTCGTCGTGTTCCGCGAGGACGAGGCGGGGCTAACCATGATCCTGCGCGTCCACGGCGAGCAGATTCCCTATCCCTGGCTCTCGGAACTAATCCGCATCCTGGACATCTACTTCGAGTTCGCGGGCATCGGCCTGGACAACGGCGGCAACGGACTCGCTGTCGCGCAGGAACTGACGAGCCTGGACAAGTTCAAGGACCGAAACTTCCTCGGGCGACTCATGGGCTTCGACTTCGGCGGCAACACCATCGTCAGTTGGGACGAGGCGGGAAAGCCGATCAAAAAACGCACGAAGGAACACATGACTGCGCTGATCAACGCGGCGATGCGACGGCGGCAGATCGTATTCCCCCGTGACGACCGGCAGATCGAGGAGCAGTTCGCCACGCAGACCTACACCATGAACAACGGCCGCGTGACCTACAGCAAGGGCAACGACCACGTGATCGATGCCGTGCGCTGCGCGCTGCTGGTCAAAGACCGCAAGGGATTCCAGGGCGGCGGCCCGCAGTTCGAAGAGGTCTTCATCATGCCTGTGGCCACGGACCCGATTTTCGATTGAGGACGAAATGAGAAACACGCAACAAAAAGCACCGAAGCAGAACGCGCCCCAGACGCAGGGCGCTTCCGACCCCTTGGCTTCCTTCGCCATCATCCTGGACCCTTCACGCATGGGCACGGCGGCAGCGCTGGCGCCCAATCTGTTCGAGAAGCACGGCGTCAAAGATTCGATACCCGCCGAGTGGCACGAGCGCGCGGCGAAAGCCTGGGAGTATTACCTCGAAGAACCCATCGTCTCGAACACGATCAACTCGTGGCGCGTCTTCGCCCTGGGCGACGAGATCGACGTGACCAGCGAAGCCGAAGCCACGCAGGAGCAGGCGCGGGAGATGTTCTATCGGCTCGAACTCAACGGGTTCGTGAAGGACATGATCCTCCAGCTGCTCGTGAAGGGCGACTGCATCGGGTATCTCAAGCGCACGCCCGAGGGCGACGATCTGGCCAAGGTCGTCTGCGTCAATCCGGTCAGCGTAAAGCTCAAGTTCGTGAACGGACTGCTGACCGAAGCCAAACAGCGCAAGGAAATGGCTGACGGCACCTTCGACGCCGGGGACGAAGGCGTGACGCTCCCCCTCGACCAGTTGCTCCACGTCAAATGGAACGCTCCGGAGTTCGCGCCGCGCGGCAACAGCCTGGTGCTTCCGGCCTTCGAGTCCATCGAACTGCTGCGGGATTTTCGCAAGGCCGAGCGCGCCATCGCCAAGCGGTGGACCACGCCTCTGCGTTTCATCCAGGTCGGCGGGCAGTTCGGCGACAAGGTCATCATGCCGAGCCAGAAGATGATTGATACGCTCAAGGGTGAACTGAACAAGATGGACCTGAAGAGTGGTCTGGTCGTGCCGTTTTATGTGAAGGCGGAAACCTACGGCAACGAGGGGCATGTCCTGGATACCGAACGCAAGGTCAAGGAGGTCAAAGAGGACATTCTCGTGGCGCTCGGCATGGCGCGTTCTATCGTCACCGGCGACGGCCCCAACTTCGCCACGGCTTCGGTCTCGATGCAGAAGATGGTGATCATGCTCAAGGAGATCAAACAGGCAGCGCGGCGGATTCTGGACTGGGTTTTCTACGAGTGGATGGAACTCAAGGGCATCGACGCCGACGTGGACTATGCCTTCTCCGACCTGGACCTGACCAGCGAGGTGGATCAGAAGCGCCTGCTCATCGATCTGTACGACCGCAACCTGATTTCTAAAAACACGCTCCAGGCCAAGATGGACCTCAATCCCGAAGTGGAAAACGCCAACCGCGCCAAGGAGCAGCGTCTGGTCGATATGAACTGGGACATCAAGGACGTGACGTCGCTGGTGCAGTTGGGGATCATGAGCCCGGCGTCGGCGAGGAAACTGCTGGGAATGGAAGACGCCGTCGAGGATCAGGCGATTCAGGAGGAAGAGCAGCAAGCGGTCGAGGCCATGTATGCGGACGCGGCGGCCAAGACTCGCGCTTCGGGCGAGACTTGCAGCGAATGTGTGCATTTCGACGAGGAGACCAACCGCTGTCGGGTTCTGGAACGGGACGCCTCGCTTTTCGATTCGGCCTGCCGGTTTTTCCGCAACGCGGCGGTCTAAATGCTCGCCGTCGCCCTTGACCAGGCCGAACGCATCAAGCAAGCGGTCGCTTCCTCGTTTGCGGCCCGCGACCTATACACCGAAAAGCAGGTCGCAGCGCTGGTCGGTTCATTGCGGGAGGCCGAGAAGCGGATCAAGGCGGATCTGCTTCGATACGCGGACCTCGGATCGCTCACGCCCGGGCAGTCGATCAATCAGGTCCGGCTCGCGGCGCTCAATGAACGGATCGACGACACGATCAAGGCACTCAAGGTCGAGCACACCCTTGCCCTGAAATCCGCCGCCAAGGAATCCCACCTCGAAGGAATCACCCAGGGCGCCCTCGAACTCAAGGTCCACGGTCTGCCCGGTTATGACTCTCTTACCGACGAATCCGCGAAGCGGCTGGCCAAAGACGCGTTCTCACTCATGGACAAAAACGCCCTGGATTTTCTGGTGCGTTTCGACGTCCAGCTGGCCGGTCAAGTTTCGTCGGATCTGCTGACCGGGGTGAAAAACGCGCTGACGGTCGGGATCGCCCAGGGCCTCTCCATCCCGAACATCGCCAGGAACATCGGCTCGGTGATCCTGGACAAGGAAACCTTCAAGCAGGCGGGCAAGACCGTTTTCGCCTCGGCGCAGCAGCGCATTGAACTGATCGCCCGAACGGAAATCCTGCGGGCGCACAATCAGGGGCGGCTCAAGTTTTACGACACCGTGGGCGTGCGCGAGGTCCGGTGGATGGTCGCGGCCGACGAACGGCTCTGCCCGATCTGCTCGGCGCTGGCCGGACAAGTATTTCCAATCGACAAAATGCCTCCGTTGCCTCGACATCCAAATTGCAGGTGTACCTGCCACGCAATGCCGCTTCGCGTTTGCTCGACCGAGACGCTCAAGCTCCAGGCGATGGCGGGACCGGCGGATGCGGCCGGCGCATGTCTCATGTCGCCGCAGCAGGTCCACGATGTCGCTGGGGCGCAGAAAGCCGAGCAGGCGCAGACCAACAAGGCGATCAAACTGGGTGATTATGAATCGCTGGGTCTCAAGCCCCTTCAAAATGAGTGCAAGAAGCGCGGGATTTCGATCTACCGGACCAAGGCCGATTTCATCAAGCTGCTCGGCCAGCAGAATCCGGGCATCGACTATTCGACGTGGGCGACCAAGGACATCATGGCCGAAGTCGCCAAGCAGAGCATCGGGAAAACCTGCACGAAAGACGACCTGATCGCGCTGCTCAAGCAATGGGACGCTGCGCACGCAGCGATCATCAAAGAGGCGGCGGAAACGCTTCCCGATTTCGCTTCGATGACTGTAAAGCAGCTGCAGGACCAGTGTCTGAAAAACGGCATCTCCATCGCCAAGACGAAAAACCATTTCATCGCGGAACTGGAAAAGCTCGAACCCAACCCCGCCAAGCCTCACTTCATGCTCAAAGGGCAAGAACTCCAGGCCAAGATCAAGCAGTTTGGAATCGGCAAGCTCAAGACCAAGGACATGCTGATCTCGGACCTGCAGAAGGCGCTCTCCATCGACAAGAAAGCGGTCCAGGCAGTCGAGGAAGCGATCAAACACAAGACCGACCTGGTCAAGGCCATCGAATCGGTAGTGCTTCCTGATGATCCGGCGCAGTACCAGACGTTTTTGGATTCGGCGAAAAAAGCGGCGCAGGCCTACTCCCAGCACGCGGATTTTCTTGCGGCAACCGATGTGGGGCCGTTATCGGAATCGCTGGCTCAGAAAATCTCGGCCTGGGAATCCCAGGTCAAAAACATGTCCCTGGACGATCTGAAAAAGCTCGCCCAGCAAACCAAGCTCAAGCACTACCAGTGGCACAACAAAGAAGAATTGATCGCCCGGTTCACGGTCTTCGACGAATCGGAATTGGCCAAAATCGAGACTTCGGTCGAAGCGAAATGGGCGAAGTGGGCCGAGAAACATGGCGGCAAAAAGGCCAAGACCGCCCCGGCTCCGAAACCGAAACCGGCAGCAGAACCACAAAAACCCGTCAGCATCCCGGAGACTGCGCTCCCGCCGAAAGACCCGACGAAGCTCGCGCCGGTCGACGAGCCGTTCCGGGACATTGATGCCAAGTGGGACCGGATCAAGGCGAAGAAACCATTCAAGAATCGGCGTGAAGTCCGGAGCGAACTCGGCGGCGCGCATCGCAAGTTCATTTACGACGACGACCAAGGCAACCAGTGGCTCTTCAAGCCGATCTCCGAAGATTTCCGCGCCCACGGCGACGAAGTCGCTTATCGCATCGGCCGCCTGATCGATCCCGACGCGGTAGAAGTCCGGCTTATCGAAATTGACGGCGAGACCGGCTCGATCCAGCGGATGGTGCGCAAGCTCAAGGCGCAAAAAGACTTCAAGGGCATCGATCCCAAGGATCTGCTGCCAGCCGAACTGGAGCAAGTGCAGCGGGAGCACGTCATCGACTGGCTGATCAGCAACCACGACGGCCACTGGGAAAACTTCCTGCGAGGCACGGACGGCCATCTCTACGGCATCGACAAGGGGCAACTGTACAAGTTCCTCGGGGATGACGCACTCGATATAGCCTACCACCCCAATGCGGTTCATGGCGCATCCGAGCCCTATTACAACACCGTCATGCGGGCTTTCGCCGAGGGCAAGGTCGACCTCGATCTGCAGGCGACGCTCAAGTACATCGAACGCGTCGAGGCGATTCCCGACGAGCAGTTTGTGGACATGCTTCGGCCTTATGCGGAGCGGCGGTTCAAAAAAGGCTCGGCCAAGCTCGATGCCTTTTACCAGATGGCGCTCGACCGCAAGCACAGCGTTTGGAGCGACTTCGAGAAGTTCTACGGCAAGCTCGCCAAAAAACGCGGGCTGCCGGGTTTCTCGTTTGATGCGAAGGCTGCGAAAAAGGGCGCGGCGCGTCTGGGGCAGTTCGAGCAGCGAATGGTGGAGGACGCGGCCGAAGCCGGATGGCAGGGCAAATCAATCCCCATCGACGTCGACCAGATCGAGGACCAGAACGCGTTGGTCTTCCAGCAGACCGTGAAGAAAAGCGGCAAGGTCACAGGCAAGCAGACGGTCGTCCAAATCAAGGTGCGCCCCGAACACGAGGAC